GTTTGGGTGACTAGAAAGTCTCCTTACTGATCGGAAGATCAAATATGAGAAACTACTAGTTTATAACAAATTCAGGGAAACAGATGCTTCCACAAATCTTCTCAAACATGTTTTCAACATGTTCTTACCAGGTAAGGATTTGTTCCTTTGTGGTTTGAGGGGTTGGTTTGGTCTGAATTGTTGTATTGAGGGGAAGAGAACAGATTCTATCCTATTCTGATCAAGTAAAGCTTGATTACGAATTTGTTTAGGTCCTATTCTCTTTGAATCAAATCCATTCAAATCGTTCTTCGTACTCTTAGGGGTGTAAATCCCTAGACGGGCATTCTGAACAGCTTGAATCTCGTCCATCGAATATGGTCCACAGCGGGCTGGTATTCGCTTAATAGAATTAATTGGTCGCATTTGGAAAATGTCCAAGTTTTTAACAAACATGGCATATCCGCGATTACGAACAATTTTTCTATTCAATCGGGAACATTGAGATCTAAGATCTTTCTCAAACATTTCCGATTCTTCTGGATCGTTAACATCAGATATTTGACCTTTATCTAAATGAAGGAAATTTGCTGTTGATTTTTCAACCATCAGCACATCTCCATTTATTTTTGATACACGGCCCTTTAATTCATAATGAGCAAGATAAACTATCTTTTCATGTTGAGTTAAGGGTCTATTTGGTCTAATATCTTCAGGTCCCAATCCTCCATATTCTTCAGGTATCTCTAGACTTCTGACAGTTTTTGAGAGAAGTTCCTGTCCATAAGTTCTAATTTGTCTAAGATTAAATCCATTCTCTAGAGCCTTTTTACAGGTTAAGTTTCCGGATTTTCCTCTTTGTACTAATTTGAACTTACCAGTCTTTTGTCTATCAAGGAGATTATTCGCTCCACGAGTAAATAACTGTGAATCAATTGATATAAAATCTTTTGAAATATAGTTTTTACCAATGGAAAGATCTAATCCAACTTGAGAAGCAATTGACTTCCAGGTTCTTATTTCTTCTTCTGAAAAAATTCCAGCGATATCATCTCCATGAAAGAAAGCAGGTACTTCATGAATGGTTGACTTGGTAGATTTGCATATTGTAAATGCATTAATAATGGTCAATATTGGAAAGCTTAATAAACTTCCCATTAATTGTCCATTTTCTTGCAACACATCAGGCAAACCTGAATAAGTCGGGTATTCAACGAGATGTTTTTGTCCTTCATATGCAATCCATGCTGCAACCTGAGGATGGGTTTTTGCGAATTTCTTAACTAAGGATTTCATTACACATTGTGATACATGATAATTGAGATTATCTGTAGCAGAAGTGTAATCTCCTGATAAATAAAACTTATCTGGAGAGATCTTTCCTATGTTATTAATATCGTAATCACCAGTCCAACAGGGTTCGAAACACTTAAATCTTTTAAGTGCATCGAACATAGCTAATTGCAAAGGTTTCAAACAATAAGTTTCAGCTTCAGGTGTAGTTATAATTCTCGCTTTAAGCGGGTCTTTTACTACAACAGCTTTAACTCTGGGGATCCTCATTGGTGGTGAAATTTGACATTTCATTCCCAATGTTGCTCCTTTGAATGAACTAATTGTTTGGAACCAGGAAGGTCCTTTTCGGAATTCGGTAGCCGCATCATATCGTGAGATAGTCTCATCTAATAGCTGTTCATAGTCAGAACTTGAAGGACGAGTCCATTCATGTACTGGATATGTATTGCCATAAGTTCCACTTGCATTTGTGAATTGGTCACCATAGAAGTTAGAAGCTGGTTCAAAAGAACTACGACTAAATTCTTCAGTGAATTTTTCATTTAAAATGTAAGTGGGAGAAATTCTACGATGGAATGCATCTGGTTCTGCAACTTGGAGTCGTTTGATTGTATCTCTAGCTCTATTGGATGATAAAATAAGAAATTTACTTGTAAATTTCATTCCTTTATCTTTCAAATGAGCCATAGGAACTGTATAATCACAATCGGAAGCTAATTGAATTAACTCTCCGAATGTTGATGATCCAATATCCTTTGAGCATGACATCCCTTCGAAACCAAAATCATCGATGATTGTAATAAGTTGATTATTATAACCATCCCAATGATCTGTAGCTGCTGAACGAGAATATACCTCTGGTCCGTAAGTTGATTGATCTTTCCATACAATTCCAAATTGTTTGTAAATATCATGACAAAGCTTACGAATTAAGGTTGACTTACCGTAACCTGGAGGGCCTTCAATATGAATGACAATGGGATCCTGACGAATAGACTTATCATTTTCACGATAAATATTCGACTGAATCCTATTATTTCGTTTGAAGTATCCTCGATTTCCTTCTTCTGATCTTGGGGATTCATAGCATGAATGTTTGTTGGGCAATTTTGTTATATTATTATAACTAATTGCTGTTGCATCTATCCATGGTTTTATGAATTCCTCAATCTCAGATAAGAGATCTTGAGATACAGGTGGTGGTGGATTCTTCATTATGTCTCGATGTTTTGTGAGACTATCAATACAAAATTCTTCACTTATGGTTTCAGCCAACGATTTACACTGCAATAAGTCCCATAAAAATATGGTCCTTTTTGTTTTTGTTATTTTGGATTTATTATTCCATCCAGATAATCTACTTCTGATCCGTGTTCTTGCGAATCGGGGGAAGAGAGTCCAGATTGGAATCATAGATTCATTTAAAACATCAGGTAATTCTTGGTTCATCCAAAGAGAAAAATTATAGGCCAATAATCCCTTAAACCACTTAGGAAGATTCAGTAAACTGAGATCCTTAGTGATTGATTGGATTTGTGTCGTCAACGTTTCAATCGGAATACATTTATTATAGGATTTATCAAACCATCCTTGTAAACATTTTGCAAAACCAATTACTTGTTCTTGCCGAATGATAACAGGATCTGTTTTCTTATCCTTTTTGATGTTTTTCGATTTGGTCCATTTGTTATTAACTTTCGTTTTTAACATTTGATCCTTCTTAACAGACGAAGGCTTCTGGGTAGTCACCCGGTTTGGGGATTCACACTGATCTGCCTGATCAGGAATATTAGAATCTCCTATCCGAGGCTTAATGGCACTAACATTGAAGGTTTGTGTCAAAAGTTTATTTAACATCTAACTTAACAAAGAGCTTACCAAACTCATTGCTATAAAGATCAAGCATTGCAGGGTAATCCACACAAGAAGACAGAGTAAACTGTAAATCAAAGATAAAACTTTTCAAATACAGAGAAAACTGTAAACTTGAGCAGGGGTAACCC